GCCGCTAATAAACTCATTGGTCTCTCTAAGTACACTCGTATTGCTCAGTGGTGTGCTCGTCGTGGCACATTACAAGAAGAATTATGTAATGACATTGCTAGAGAAATTAGTAAGGCAACTGATAGCGAAAATGTAGCAGTATACATTCAAGCCACACATGGTTGCTGTGAGAATCGTGGCATCATGGCACACTCTAGTCTAACACAGACTACAGTACTCAAAGGTGCCTTTAAGGATGACCAAAGTACAAAGAAAGAGTTCTTTGACAACATTAAAATGCAACAGGAGTTTGCCCCAAGATGAGATACGAAACACTACAAGAAGCTGCTGACGCAGGTGTAGCACCCTGGACCAACGAAGCCACAGAACATTCTGATTATCACGTGGCAGTATTTCGTGATGCGTTTCCTGTAGCCGCAGGGCACCTGTTGTTTGTGCCGCGTTGGAACAAGAATGTAGTTATTGAAGAAGCAATGAAAAGTGCGTTTCGCGTTGGGCATCAAAAAGTTGTCAACGGAGAATGGGAAGCCTACAACGTGGGCGTCAACTGTGGTGCAGCCGCAGGCCAAACTGTGATGTATCCGCATGTGCATTTGATTCCAAGAAAGACCGGGGACTGTGCAGACCCTGTGGGCGGAGTACGGGCAGTGATTCCCGGCCAGGCTAACTATAAACAACCAGGCTATCAACAGCCTGAATAAGTATTGATCTCAGCGGCCTTTCGGCATTCATCCCGCTATACAAATTCTGCAAGCCTATGCTATAATGACATAGGAGGACACAATGGCAAAATATCTTTCAACAAAAACATACGGCAATGACCGTGGACTCAGCTGCTGCTTTAGACAGTGGCGAAGTTCACACAGTCATTGCTCACTGATGCACGGATACTCAATTGGTATCAAATTGATCTTTGAAAGTGAAACACTGGACAGTCGAAACTGGGTTATGGATTTTGGCGGTCTCAAGGCATTCAAAGAGTGGGCAGACTGGCAATTTGATCACACTACTGTAGTGGCGATAGATGATCCTCATCTTGACAAGTTCAAAGAACTAGCTAAGTTGGGCAAACAGGCCGAAGGCGGCATACTGGATCTGCGAATAGTCAACGCTGTCGGCTGTGAAAAATTTGCTGAACTAGCTTATAGAACCATGGACGAAATCTTGACAGAATATCAATATGGCCGTAGCTGGACACACCCTGATGGGCGTGTGTTTGAGTCACGCTATCCTGTAGGCACTGGTGTTCGTGTGCGCTCAGTAGAAGTATTTGAACATGCTGGTAATTCAGCAACATATGAAGGATAATTATGCAACCTGAATTTGACATTGCTATCTTGTTGCCCACTCGTGGGCGATCAGATTCGCTGGAACGCAGTGTAAAAAGCGTTATTGAACTGGCAGCAGATGCCAGCCGAATACAACTGATGTTTGGATTTGACAATGATGATCCTGTGGGTATCGATTACTTTGTAAAAGAACTGCAACCATGGATGGATCAACACAATGTCAACTACACCGCTATCAAGTTTCCACCCCTGGGCTACATTCGTCTCAATGAATATGTCAACGAACTGGCTCGCAAGAGTGATGCACGTTGGTTGGTATTCTGGAATGACGATGCTGTGATGGAAACAGGTGGGTGGGATCAAGAGATCATGACACACGACGGCGAGTTCAAACTGCTGGCATTCCATACACACAATGATCATCCCTACAGTATCTTTCCTATTGTGCCTCGCAAGTGGTTGGATCTGTTGGGCTATCTAAGCCCGCATCAAATTTCAGATGCATGGCTTAGCCAGCAGGCCTACATGTTGAACATTTGGGAACGAATCCCAGTTAATGTGTTGCATGATCGCCATGACCTTACTGGCAACAACGGAGACGAAACATTTCAAAATCGTCCTATGCTAGAAGGCAATCCTTCAAACCCCATGGACTTTCACAGCATGACACAGATGGACCTACGTCATCGAGACTGCTACAAGATTGCTACCTATTTGCGAACACAAGGATATGATCTTTCGTTTTTTGATCGAGTGTTTCAAGGCGAACAAGACCCCTGGGAGCATTTGGCCAAGAACGATGTCAACAAACAAATGGTACAGTTCAAGAATCCCCATACACATTTCCGAGCAGGTACCAAATGACACAGATTAGTCTTGAAGAACGTATCAAACGATACTGGAACACACAGCCGTGCAATATCAAGCACGGTCAGAGCGACATTGGAACACCAGAATTCTTTCGTGAAGTAAGTGAGCGTAGATACCGCGTCGAGCCACACATTGCAGAGTTTGCTGGTTTTCATTTGTGGGCCGGCAAGCGTGTGTTGGAAATTGGCTGCGGCATTGGTTCAGACGCTGAAGAATTTGCTAAACACGGTGCTGAATACGTGGGTATTGATCTCAGTGATCAAAGCATTGCACTGAGTTGCCAACGTTTTGACACACTAGGTCTCGAAGGTGAATTCTACAATGTAGATGCAACAGATGGTAATGCTTTGGCTCAACTAGGCGAATTTGATCTTGTGTACAGCTATGGTGTGATCCATCACTTCCCGGGCATTGACAAGATCATTGACAATGTTCGCGCTGTGGTTAAGCATGGTGGCGAATTTCGATACATGGTATATGCTAAAAACTCTTGGAAGTATGCCATGATTCAAAAGGGTCTAGACCAATTTGAAGCACAAGCAGGTTGTCCATACGCACAGGCATTCAGCAAAGATGAAATACATCAGTTGATGAACAAAGACAATGGGTGGTATATCGAACGTCTACGCCAGGATCACTGTTTCATGTACAACGTAGAAGAGTACAAGGCAGGACGTTATGTTCTTGAACCTTGGTTTGAAGCCATGACAGACTCACATCGTCAAGCGGTTCGAGAATATCTGGGCTGGCATCTACTAGTTAAAGCAAGAAAAATTTGAGTAGACTGTTTGCGTTTGGATGTAGTTTTACCAACTACCGTTGGAGCACCTGGGTTGAATGTTTAGCCCCTGAGTTTGACACAGTCCAAAACTGGGGGCAAAGTGGTGCTGGCAACAGCTACATCTTTAACAGTGTCATGGAGGCCGATCAGCGAAATCAGTTTGGTCCAGATGACACTGTGATTGTTTGTTGGACAACTGTACACCGAGATGATCGGTATGTACAAGGTAGATGGCACACACTAGGAAACATGTTTACATGCCCTATCTATGATAGAGAGTATCTTACTACACATGTTGACTCACGTGGGTACCTCATAAGAGATCTGGCACAAATCAAAGCAGTAAAAACGTTGTTAGAACATCGCAACATTACATGGAAATTTTTGAGCATGTCAGAGTTTGACGGTGATTCAGATGTAATTGAATTATATCAAGATGTGATTGATAGTATTCTACCCAGTTACCAAAAGATATTGCATCCCAACGGCTGGCCTGATCGACAAGATCCGCACCCCACTCCAGCAGAGCATTTAGCCTATTTAGATGCTGTGTTGCCAGGCTGGGTGACAAAACAAAGCACTCATGTTATAATGCATGAGCAAAGTATCAATCTAAATAAAGATCCTAAACGTTCAGGAATGACAAAGGTAACAAGATTATGAAATTTAAAGTATCAGAACTATTCTATTCTGCACAAGGCGAAGGCCGATACGTTGGTGTACCCAGTGTGTTCCTTCGCATGTTTGGTTGTAATTTTACCTGTTCAGGGTTTGGTTGCAAGCCCGGCGAGAAGAGCACAGAAGCAGATGCAGTGTCCAAGACCGTGGAACTGTACAAAACTTTTGAAGAACTACCACTGGTGAACACAGGTTGTGATAGCTATGCAAGCTGGCATCCTGCATTCAAGCACTTGAGTCCAACGTACACTGCTGAACAACTGGTGGACAAAATGGCTGAACTGTTGCCACATGGCAACTGGTTGCAACCCAATGGAAATCCTGTACACTTGGTGATCACAGGTGGCGAACCCTTGCTGGGCTGGCAACGAGCATACCCCGAATTGTTGGACTTGTTGCATGCTCGTGGTTTGCGACACATCACATTTGAAACCAATGGTACTCAGGAACTGTCAAGAGAGTTTAGACTGTATCTGGATGACTGGCACGGCGAGATCACATTCAGTGTCAGTCCCAAACTCAGTGTTAGTGGCGAAAAACGTGAAGAAGCTATTCGTCCAGAAATTGTGTTTGACTATGAAACACATGGCGTCACATATCTCAAGTTTGTGGTTGAGAAAGTTGCAGACTTTGACGAACTGGATCAAGCTGTAGACGAGTATCGACTAGCGGGCTTTGCTGGTCCTGTGTTTGTGATGCCTGTGGGTGGTGTGGTATCAGTGTATGACGGCAACAGAATTAACGTAGCCGACGAAGCACTCAAGCGAGGTTATTGGTACAGTCCGCGTCTGCACGTGGATCTTTGGGGCAACGGTTGGGGGAAATAAATGTTTGACAAGATCAAAAGTTTGTTTGGATCAAAAGCCAATGTAAATACTGAGCCCACACAACCAAAGCCAGAACCACCGCCACAACCGCCAAAGCCTCGTGCCAAGGCTCCAGAAAAGAGTGCTAAAGAACTGGCCACTGAACGTGGCGAACCTTACGTGGCTGTACTCAGCATGGACGTGGATCCTGAGAATCTACATCAAGGTGCATTTGAATTAGATTGGAACGACAAGTTTGTGGCCAACTTGATCAGAGCTGGATATCAAGGCAAATCAGACAATGATGTAGTAGACCAGTGGTTTCAAAACGTGTGCAGGCACGTGGTAATGGAAACATGGGAGCAGGAGCAGGCCATCAAGAACTCCGGCATCTATGTACAAAGTCGCAATATTGGCGACGGTAGGAGCGAAGTATCATGATTTTCAATCACATCAAAGAACTCAAAGCCCAAGGCAAACGCATTGGCATCACATTCAGTCAGTTCGACATGCTGCATGCAGGACACATTGCCATGTTGGCTGAAGCCAAAAATCACTGCGATTATCTAATTGCAGGCCTGCAAACTGATGCCAGCGTTGACCGGCCAGGCATCAAGAATGCTCCTGTGCAAAGTATTGTGGAGCGACAGATACAACTCAGTGCCTGTAGATTTGTAGACGAGATTGTGGTGTACACCACAGAGCGAGACCTGGTTGACTTGATTCTGACCTTGCCCATTGATGTACGCATCTTAGGCCGAGAGTACGAGGACACCAACTTTACTGGACGCAATGAAGGTACTGGCCTGGGCATAGAGCATGTGTTCAACAGCAGGGATCACTCGTTCTCCAGCAGCAGTTTACGCAAACGTGCGGCTGCTGCCGAAGCAGAAAAAGAACTGACTCGCAGAACCAATCCTGCTGCTTGAGACCAACCAATGCATATCTTATTCAATGGCGACTCCAACATGGGAGGCGAAGAACTAGATGACAAAAAGCTTGGAATGGCCGGAGTCATCACAGACTACTATGGTGCTACCACAACAAATTTAGCAGTGAGCGGAGCCAGCAATGACTTGATCTACACTTCAACCTGGGAATACTTACAAAACAATCCTGCCCCTGATCTTGTGGTCATTGGCTGGAGTGAGCACGGGCGTGAGCAGTGGTATTTTGAAAATCAATTTCACGAGATCAATCAACTAGACGTGGGGCAGCAGATACCCAACGAATTCCGTAGGCGATATCAGTTCTGGAAAAACCACATTCAAAAAGATCCCAACTGGCACAGAGTCATGAGCTACTACTGGCACAACAAGATCTACAACTTGCACATGTGGATGTACGAACGCAAGATTCCGCATTTGTTTTTCAATGCATTCCATCACTTTCAGATTGAAAGCGAAAAAGAATGGCTGGATTGGCATTGCTGTTTCTTTTGTCCCTACAATGAACGACAATGTTATGTGCCATTCTGTATTGAACACAACTTTGAAGAACTCACGCCAGGCTGGCAGCATTTTGAACCTGCTGGACACAAGGCCTGGGCTGATATCTTGATCAACGAAATTAACACAAGTCCTGCACATGCTATTATATTCGAACGGGAACAGTCACTCCGCCGCGGCTGAATGTGTGAACCCACATGCGTGGGCACAGGACGATGGAGTGTTCTGGGGACTGGGGCGACAACCGCACCCTGACAACGAACGAGCCAGTTACAGTTGCGAACTAGCCAACTGGCTACGTGCTATACTATACCTGGACGCACAGGCAGGATGTAGTAATGCCCGCATCATGCGTACCACAAGACAATGGATTGAGCAAAATCCAGATGCTGTCAAAGACTGCTTCATGGTCATACAGTGGACTACTTGGGAACGAGAAGAATGGTGGCACAATGGTCAAGACTATCAAGTCAACGCTAGTGGCATAGACCATGTACCCAAAGAACTGCAAGAACGATATCAACAGTTTATTGTGGACATAGACTGGGATCAGTGTAGACAACAAGCACATGATGATATTTGGCAATTTCACAAAGAACTAGAATCACTGGGTATCCGGCACGTAATGTTTAATGGCAACAGCCATTTTGAAGGAATCAAACAACAATACGACTGGGGCACAAGTTATATGGCTCCTTACGATCACGCCAAAACGTACGATTTCGTACTAAGACAGCAGGGCTTTGCCACAGTAAATCCCAAAAGTTGGCATTTTGGGGCCGATGCCCATTGCTTTTGGGGCGAATATCTGTTACAATACATCAAGACCAATCAACTTTTAAGGCCTGATGAAATACCTACTTATTGACACTAGCAACATGTTCTTTCGTGCTAGACATCAAGCACACAGAGCAGCAGACACTTGGACCAAGCTGGGCTTTGCACTGCACTTGACCATCATGAGCGCCAACAAGGTAGCACGTGATTTGGGCGCAGATCACGTGGTATTCGCTCTAGAAGGTCGTTCGTGGCGCAAGGACTTCTACAAACCCTACAAGGCCAATCGTGCTGTAGCACGTGGCGCCATGAGCGAAACTGAAGCAGAAGAAGACAAGCTGTTCTGGGAAACATACGACGAGCTGACTAAATACTTGTCTACAAAAACCAATTGCAGTGTAATCCGTTGCGCAACAGCCGAAGCGGATGATGTCATTGCACGTTGGATAGCTTTACACCCCCAAGATGAACACACTATTGTAAGCACAGATTCTGACTTTGTTCAGTTGGTCGCGCCCAATGTGCGACTCTACAACGGCGTCAATGATCACTTGTTTAGCGTTGACGGTGTCAAGGACGGCAAGGGCAAGAATCTAAGTTTTACAATTGAGAGCAATTCAAAGATCAAGGTTGGTAAATCTGACCCTTACTTTATTGCACCTGTGGACTATCAAAAGTGGGTGTTGTTTTTGAAATGTGTGCGAGGCGATCCTGGTGACAATGTGTTCTCAGCGTATCCAGGTGCCCCAGTAAAAGGCACAAAGAATCGTGTGGGTATTACAGAAGCATTTGAAGATCGTGGCAAAAAAGGCTATGCGTGGAACAACATGATGTTGCAACGTTGGACTGACCATGAGCAAGTGGAACACAAGGTGTTGGAAGACTACGAGCGTAATGTGGCCCTGATTGATCTCACTGCACAACCGCAGGAAATTAAAGATGTTGTAGACAAAGCTATCCGCGAACAGGTAATTCACAGAGACGTGGGCATGGTAGGTGCTCACTTTTTGAAGTTTTGTGGAAAATTTGAGCTAACCAAACTCAGCGATCATGCAGATGCAGTAGGTCGTTGGATGAACAATACATACAAAGGAGTATTAGATGATACACGCCAAACCAGTGATAGCTAACCAGTATTGGATCCTAAAACAGGACGATCAAAAAGTAGGCAACATTCAGGCAGTGGACGATGGTTATCAAATCACCATTCGCAACAAAACTGCCAACTACAAAACCATTCCTATGTTGCGGAATCGTGAACAGGTTGAGTTTGAACCTGCCACAAAGAAAACCAAAGAACTCAGTCATCAAGTTCACGGCTATGACACTGGATGTCGTGTGTACAATCCTATCTGGGATGTCAAACACAAATTGCCATTGTTTACCACCAGCAACAAAAGCAAATCATGGTTTGCCGCAGGCTGGTACATGGTCAAACAGCATCGCACTTGGCGAGCTGTACAAAATCCCAAACTGATTGTGCTAGAACGCTATGCATATCAAGGACCCTTTCATTCTAAAGAAGAAGCAAATGACAAATCCGTTTCGTGATCAAGAAAAATTTATGCGAGCTTGCGACCAAACAGTCGACGAGTTCAATGGCACACAATTTGATATGTACTGTGCTCTAATTGAAGAAGAACACAAAGAACTAAAAGTTGCACTAGCAGAAAACAAGAACGAAGAAATTGTTGATGCATTGTTAGACATTCTTGTTGTTACCATGGGCGCACTACACAGCTTTGGCGCCGACGGCGAAGGTGGATGGAAAGAAGTCATGAAGACTAACTTTGCTAAAATTGACAAAGAAACGGGCAAGGTCCGTAAGCGTGAAGATGGCAAAGTACTCAAGCCTGTGGGCTGGACACCACCAGACTTGAAACCTTTCTTGAAGAAGGCAAAGTAATGAAAGAATGTATTCCGCAACAGAAATTTATAGATTCGTTATTAGCGGACCCAGCAAAGCTCAAGAAGTTCATGCGCAGTGTAATGGGCGCCCCTAAACGTACACTAGAAGGCAAAGAAAAAAACAAAATTATATTGTTGCTGGCATTGACAAACCCGTACGAAACATCAAACAATCAGCACAGTTATACAGAGTATTACATGATAGGCGGAACAGAATACCATGTAACTACTTTTCCTGATTCAGAAGTAATTGTAGATGAGATTCTTGATGACGCTGATCAATGACGAATACAACGACTGCTGGGTCTGGGTCGAAGATCATAATCACGATCTAGAACTTAGCCCACACTTTGACTACGAAGAAGACGCTATTCAATGGCGTGACCGCTTGAAAGAAATGTTGAAATGAGCACACAAGTCAATATTGCATTTGATGCCGATCCTGATTACAACAAAGTGATCACGGTTCATAGAGGTGAGTTTACCATGGAAGATTGGGTAGCCACTCTTGATCAACAAGAACAACAAGAGTGGCAGCGACAGCACGACATTCACGAAGCTGCTGTACATGCCGCAGTGGCTGCAGGTGATGCCGAAGTACACACGCCTGATCCAAAAAATGCCACCATCAAATGGCGTAATCAAGAAATTCACTTGTACTGGATGAACACCATCTCAGCTGAAGACAATGCCAGTTATCACAGTTTTTGGTCCAGGTACCATGCTGCGGTAGCAGAAAGAAACACATGAGCCTACACATCAATCGATTTATAGACCTTATCAAAGCACAGGAAAGTCGCGGCGGCCGCGACATCAATATGAGTCTAAGAGACGCCAAGGACCTGCATGCTGACATTACCAAACTGTTGCTGGTGCTAGAATCGTTGCGCAGTCAAAGTAGCACTGCTCGCGACGAAGTTATCAAGGTAGAACTCACAGGCGGTACATTTTAAAACGGCGTAGTTTTTGACTAAATAAAACTAGGAGTTTAATGATGTCAAGACCAAAACCCAGTGTGCTGATTGAGCACACTCACAAACAAACCTACAAGACCGAGCAAGTGCTGGCGTCGGAAGGAGTATGGGCGGTGTTCTACGACGCCAAACCTATCAATCTCAAAACGTCAAACATGCTGACTCAGTATCCAGGACCCAAGTACAAAAAAGTTTCGTTCAGCAACCCTGGGCACGCTATTAATCTGGCTCGCAAACTCAACACACAGTTCAAGACTGACAAGTTCAGTGTGGTACTGTTGACTCATGGGGCTCAAGTGTACCCCAATGTACAATAAACCACAAATCACTCAAGCAGTATTGGAATTAGTCACCGGAGACTTTCGCCCCACTCTGGATCAAGCACTACAACAATGGTGGAAAAATCCCCGTGACGATACTGGTCTTAGACTCAGTGCTGAAGGTTTTTTTGTGTTTGGACTTGTTGAAATTGTTCACTACAAGTTTGCAGTTCCGCCAGGCATACATGCCAAAGCTGCTACGCTGTTGACACTGGACCGCAAAATGACTTGTCCTTATTACCTAACACAAGGCAAGTCGCCTGAAATCTACATCTATGGCGATAGCGAAGCCACAATGTTTGCGCTGTATGGAGATGTAGAAAAGTTCTTAAGGGCCATAGCCAGGTAGCAGTTGATCTGCCAAGGCCATAGCACGTACTACAAAATCACGTTCCATACGATCAGGCAGTCCCCACAACGCCCATTCTCTGTTGCGTTCAAGCCTGGCTCGATAGGGTGCTAGATCAATCTGACCTTGTATCAGGTCACGATTGCGTATCAAGGCCTGTTCAGCTCGTTCGAGACCCATGTCATTGCTGATGCTGTCATAACTGTTGTCCACCAAGTCGTCAAACATATCAAATCCCATGCGGCGACAATGTTCTATAATGCCTGGATGACCAATTACAATAGGGATCTGTTCGGCAGCAAATGCCAGCAGTGTTTTTTCTGTAACAATTCCAGTGACGGTAAAGTACTCAGTTTCTGTTACTATGTTTACTGCGGTGCTGCTGTAAACATAACCCAGCTTTAGAAAATTAGGATAATTGTCACACCCAAAGTAATTGCTGTAATCAAACTCAGGTAATGGGATTTCGGTACCTAGACTGAGCCAACCGTTGGCATCGCCCCAGTTTTTTAGAGTATGTGCAACTCTACTGCGATTCACACAGATTCTACCATTTAGACACTGCCAAGCATGGGTACGTGGCTGCGACAAAATGTGTTGCCACTCGTCAAAGCCTGCTGCTAATGCATTGCATAGATCATAGTTGTGATTGCTGAACTTGATGAGATTCAATGGACCGTGATAGTGTTGATCTAGGTCAGCAGTCCAGTAGGTAATCAACACTTGTCCACAATGTTCGCCGTAGAATCTTTCTATAGCTTCTAACTCCAACCAACGACCGTCTCGAAAAGTGATAAAATCAGTAAAGTGCAGTACCACTAGTGTCTTGGGAGTGAATTCTGTTACTGGCAAATTCAAAGGCCAGCCAGTGTCATGATTGTAATCACCGCAAGTGACTTGATATCTGGTTACTAGATCAAATCCCATGGGACCCAAAGTCTGATTAATAAAATGAGCAAAATTCATAACAGGGTATTTACTCTGTAAATACTTCATGAACTCAACAATTGAACAAGCACTTGGTAATCAGTATCTCATGTTTTATCATGCACAATGGCCAGTAGATCTTTTAAAACCAGTGTGTACTTTGCAACAATGTGCGGATGCAGTCAATCACAACATAAAAGTTCACGGCAAAGACCTAGACCAATGGACCTATGAACAACAAGATGCTGTGGCAAGACTGTTGTGGGTAAACTGGATATATCAGCATCTAGGTGTAGAACCTATTCGTAAACCCATACTCACACACTTGGAAGCTGGCCAGCATGTTGTAGACTGCGGAGATACAAGACTCATGGCCTTGAACTTGTTGTTGGATCCGGGCACTGTGGGCGTAGCCTGCACAGTGCCAGTGAGTCAAGCTGACCAATTTGAAGATTGGGTGCCGGTACGCACCAATCAGGACTTGATAGATGTCTCTGGATTCAACTCCAATGCCACAGTGCTGGTACGACCCGGAACCAATCAAGCAATCGAGTGGTTGGAAATTGGGGACAACACTACCGCGCACCATTTGCATTCAGTTGACCAGCGTGTGAGCATGATGCAGAATTATCTAGATCAGCATCCTGGCACAGTGTTTGACACACATTGGGCTCGTAGCTACATTAACTGGGATAGTTATGCTAGCTGAGCAAGATACACTTGTTGCCACTGTGCAAATTCTTGGTCCCAACGTCGCTGATAAAGATTCAGCAGTTCTCTGTTGTAGGTAGCTGCCTGCTGTAGTCTAGTTGACACTGTGTCAAAGTCTGCTGTCCGCATGTCTTTGACTATTTGCAGGCTTTTCCACACAAAAATACCCGTCTTGTTTTCTACTTCTTTGAGACGATCATAGTGATTGTGATCAATCAAGTCGCTGGCACAGTCAAAGCCCAGGCTTTCCAAGTAAGCAATGCCGTACCGACCAGCATAGCAAGTCCAAGGCACAGGTGTGGTCAACAGTCTAAAGATCTTTTCACTAAAAGCCGCAGAGTTATCTCCACTATAGGTTTCGCACTCAATGTTGACATAGCCACGACTGTATATCTCTTCATGCGGTATTGTGTAGTTTTTCACAGGTACTTGCGGTTTCAACAGTTCATAACTGGCACGCCAGGCAGCTTGGTCTTCTTCGCTGAGATAGTTCCAATGTTGTTCGAAGTATTCAGGCACACGATCATTGCCCTGAAACTTGCTGCCGTGGAAGTCGTATTGACAGTTGAAGTTTACATAGCCCTTGTGCAAGTGAACTCGCTTGGCCATTTCCAGCATGAGTTTGAGTCTGCGTACATCAATTCTGTTGACGCTGAATGTGTAGTGTAGATCAGGTTGCCAAGCCTGCGGCGGGGTTTGATTGGCATAGATACCAAAAAAGCTTGGGGGCAACTGCCATACACGGTACTGAGTTGGACAGCCAATATAACCATCTGTGATCACCACAGTGTTGCGGTCAAACAAGTAAGGCAAATCTGTGTGTTTGTCTTCACTGCAACTGCGAATGTCATCTACCAAACACACAATCACTGAGTGATCGTTACGCTGCCATCTCTTGTGATTGCCGGCGTCTTGTGTCCAACCATGTTGGCCAAGCCAGTCAAACAGAAAAGTTTGTGTGGCAGTTTCTTTGTGCAAACATCCACTGTTCCAAATGCCATTTCGGTGTATGGGTTCACCTGTGTATGGGTCAAAATTCATAGCAATACTTACCGTGAAAAAACAGTTGACCAAATATTCCAGATCCGGTATACTGTAATTGTAGTAGTTAGAAAGGAGCCCAAAATGTCCGAAGTTAGATTCAATGGTGCCTTGTACAAAGTCACAATGACAGAATATGAACGAGGTTATGGACAGCGTGATATGGGAGAGAAGTTCTTTGACAATGAAGCTGAAGCAAAACAGTTCTGCAAAGACTATTTCAGTGGTGATTCAGAGTGCTATTATCGGGCAGATTATCGGAAAATATCTGGATAATAATCAATAATATTATAGTGGATTATATTAATTCCCAAGGTAATACTTGAGTATTACCTTGTTTTTGTGGCTTTTTTACCACGGCTCGTTTGGTTGACCAAAAATCGCCAATTTGCTATAATATACACATGAACACAAAAACACCAGCCCGTAAAAAGCGTAGCGATCGTACCCACATCATTTACATGATTGAGTCGGGATCAGACTTCTACATTGGTGTCACTGCCAAGACAGAAAGCACTGTTAAGAAGTCAGTTATCACTCGTTGCCGCAAGCACTTCTATCGTATGCGTAGCGAAGACAAGAGCTGGATGCTGTACGAGACCATGCGTGAGCGCGGTGTTGACGAGTTCACTGTGCGTGTGGTTGCTGTGGTGCGTGGCAAGAGCGAAGCTCACCGCACCGAGCGTACTCTGATCCGTGAATTGAAGCCCAACCTGAATACAGATGTCCGTGGTGTTGCATAAGGAGCAATCAAGATGAACAAACTAATTCGAGAATTTGAAAAGTCCAGCGGACTTGATGTATATGGCCTTGGCGCCAAGCGAGTGCCTTGGGAAGCCACACTGGAACGGTTTACTGCACTGATTGTGCGGGATTGTATTGAAGTTGCCAACAAGAATAGAACAGAAATGGAGATAAAGACTAATACTCATCTAACAGCAGATGCGATTAAGAAACATTTCGGAGTTAAAGAATGAACGAACGAATTAAAGAACTTGCTGAACAATGCACTTCATGGTCCGAAGGTTCGACCTGGACTTCCCGAGAAGTGTTTGATAAAGAAAAGTTCGCCGAGTTGATTGTGCGGGAATGTATGCAAGTTTTAGATCCAGGTGAGCATCAATTGATAGCACGGTTTCACGCAAGGAAATGGTTGGCAGAACATTTCGGAGTTGAAGCATGACTGCAAACAAATTTCGCCCCAGTTCTAGTATGATTACCAAGAATATCATGCGACAACGCAGAAAGTATGGGTTCACAGACAACTACAATTGGCAAAGTCGTGTGGAATGGTATCCTGTAGGGTACAGACTCAACCGGCGTACGATCAGTCGTCAGTTTGGTCGACTGCATTATCTAGCCTGCCACTCGCCAAATCCTGTTGCAAAGAAATGGCAACAAGCGTACAATAATTTTCATACACGACACTTTGGCACCTTCAAAGGTAGCATGCGATATCTCAACACGTGGTCATGCCACTCATGGTTATGAAAACAGCAAAAACTCCGACCCAACATAACGACCTATTTGGCCAACCCCTGGAACTCGGTGACTGTGTGGTTTATCCCCGTAGCAACAACATGCATGTGGGTACTGTGTCCAAACTCAATCCCAAGATGGTAGGTGTCAAGGGCATTGAACGCTGGGGCAGTTGCAACAAGTACCCTCAAGAACTAGTCAAGGTATCTGGGTCTGAAGTCACAATGTACCTGCTGAAAAAGTCTGCAAAAGCTTGACACTAAATAAAAACCCTGCTACAATAGCAGTATGGGACCTTAGCTCATGTTGGTTAGAGCAGCGGACTCATAATCCGTTGGTGCTGAGTTCGACTCTCAGAGGTCCCACCATCACCCCTGGGGTTCGTATAATGGATAATACACGGGTCTTCTAAGCCCTTTATAGAGGTTCGATTCCTCTACCCCGGACCAGATATCAATTGATATTTTCTATTGTTGTTATAAAAATAATTTCAGACAAAAACTATGTTTTTGCTTGATTTCATAGATATATACTATTACAATAAACACTCAGTACAAACACTGAGACACTTTTTAACCTAAGGAAATTTTATGAAAACAGTTGGCGATAAACTCGATGCATTCGTTGTGACCGGCGTTCGTCCCGGACAGCCTGAAGATGCATTCTTTGACATTACGGAGAAAAGCTTTGAAGGCAAATGGAAAATTATCGTATACTATCCCAAGGACTTTACTTTCGTATGTCCTACAGAGATTGTGGCGTATGACAAGTTGGCTGGTGATTTTGCTGACCGTGATGCTGTTCTACTAACAGGATCAACAGACAACGAGTTCTGCAAAGTGGCCTGGCAAAATGCTCACGCAGATCTAAAGAAAATTACACACACTCAGTTTGCTGACACACAACGTGCCACCTACGATGCCGCTACCAACACCTTTAAGAACCTTAGCCTGATTGAACAGTTGGGTGTGTTCTATGCTCCAGCAGGTGCCACACTTCGTGCCACATTCATCGTTGATCCAAACAACGAAATTCAACACGTTACTGTCAACAACTTGAATGTTGGTCGTAGCCCTGA